TTGATTGCTCTTGAAAAAGCAATCGAACCTTTCAAGGAACAAAAAAAGGATCTCCGTAAAGAATATATGGAAAATGGATGGCTTACTCGTGGAGAAATCTGGGCCACTGTAAAAGCATATCGTCTTTATGAAAAAGATGCCGATATTGATGATTTGAATGATATGTTTGAAATTGTAGAAAAACAATTTGGAACTAAGAATGTTTAAGCCATTGAATCGCCACCTTTTAATTGAAAAGGTAGAAAAAGACTCCACACCAGAAGAAAAATCACTTGTTCTGTTGCCCGACGACTATGAAGTTAAAAGTCAGTTTGGCCTTTACCAAGTTGTGGGGCACGCACCAGACTGTGAAAAGATTGATGAATCTTTTATGGGTTGTGGCATCGTTGTTGAAGAAAGCATGGTTAAGGAAATAACCGTTCATAAACAACGATACTATTTAATACTAGAAAACTATATTTATGGTGTTACCTAAAAGGAAACAAAGGTATGAAAATAGGGAAGGCAAGCAAAAAAGAAATCTTCGATTTAGTCAAAAAAGCCCTCGACGAAAAAAATCTTATTAATGAAATGAGTTCTTACAACAGGGTGAGAGAACACATCGAAGGCGGAAATTCATTTGTGATAATATCCTCTGACCGTCACGAAAGAGTACAGAAAGACTGGGAAGGAGAAACGAACAAAGAAGCCTATCGCCAACTTAGAAGCGACTTTGAATCAGCTGGCTTTCCATATACCGAATTAAAAGGTGGCTTTAAAGAAACAACTACCACAGAAGTTGATCCTGAAACTGGAGAAGAAGTTGAGGTTGAACTAGAAGAGCCGATTCATGTAACCGAAAATAGCATTCTAGTTACAACGCACGGAAGAGGAGAGGAAGCAGAAGAAAGCACCCCCGCAGCCTTATTTGATTTCGCCACTGAAATGGCGCGCAAATATAACCAGGAAGCATTTATATTTGGCGAACCCGCAACAACAGCTAGAGGCAATGAATTTAAAATTATCAATGCTTACGATGCAGGCGGGGATAAAATACAAGAGGCGTGGGCTGGTCCTTGGACCAGCGTGGAAACGGTGTCCAATGCGGCTGATTTTTGGTCGAGGGCTAGCGGGAAACATTTTCAACTTAAGGAAAACAAGAAAACTTCTCAACCTAAATCATGGGTCGAGGCAATGATGAAAAGCAAAAAAGGACATACCTGGTAAAGGAAAATATTATGAGTTTTATTTATACTCTGCGCGAAGGGGACAACGGCCAAGAAGTAAGAAGATTACAAACCAATCTTAACATCGACGCGGATAGTGATTTTGGCCCCAAAACAAAAAAGGCAGTTATAGAATACCAAACCGCCAACGGATTAGTTGTTGATGGATTGGCTGGTCCCAAAACTTTGAAAAGTTTGGGAATCGAGGTTCTTGCAGGAATAGATGTTAGTTCCCACAATGGCACAGTGGATTGGAGCAAGGCTGCTCAAGCTGGAATAAAATTTGCTTGGGTAAAAGCAACCGAGGGCCAAACCCACATTAATCGTAATTGGGTAGAGCGGTATAACGGCGCCGTTGAAAATAATGTAATTGTGGGCGCTTATCATTTTGCCCGACCAGACTTTAATAAGTACGATACCCCCCACGAAGATGCGCGTGCAGAATTTAAACATTTCCGCGACACCTTAGAGCAAGTGGGAGGCCTGAAGCCTGGCAATTTGGTACCAGCGATTGATCTTGAAGCAGGAATGAAAACTGACGACCAGTACAACGCAGAATGGTATCTAGAGTGGCTAGCTCTCGCTGAGCAAGAGTGGGGCGTCAAGGCCATTGTCTACTCAGCGCGCTGGGCCTGGAATCTTTATATCCGAGGCGCGAAGGAAGAAGACCGAAAGAAGTTTACCGAATACCCAGTCTGGTGGGCCAACTATATTCGTAAGGAGCGATTAGTGGGCCCACAAAAACAACTCAAAGGCTGGCAAGAGTGGGATGTGTGGCAGTACAGTGGATCTGGCGCGTGTCCCGGCATTAAAGGAAGAGTTGATTTAAACTGGATGGCCGGAGGCCAACTAGAAAATTTAATAATATCATAAAAAAGGAATTGAAAAAATGTTAGGAATATTGGTAAGCGCCATCATAGCTAGTGGCCCAACTGTAACTTATGACGAGCTAATGACTATGGCTATAAATGAATGCCCTCATGCTTATTGGGAAAACGTTAATGAAGAAATTTTAGAAAGTTTAGTAAAGATTGAGGAGCATTATTTTGAACAACATAAGATCCCTGAAGGCTTGCGAGGGATGCTTTTAGCCGCGGCCTGCATAGAAAGCGGTTACAACCCAAAAGCCAATGGCGATTGGACAATTAATAAGCGAGGGAAAAGTTATGCTCGCGCCAAAGGAATTGTTCAACTCTGGCCCTGGTGGTCGAAAAAGTATAAAATAGATCGTTATAATGTCGATGAAGCCGCAGATATATGGATGAAACACATCGTTAAACAACGCCATAAGGTCGAAAAACTTCATTGGTGTCCTCGTAACTTTTCTAATGAGCGAAAATGGGTAGTTGCCTGGGTCCAAACAGCGCGCGGCCCATCAAGGGCTGTACGGTCGTCATCCCCAGCGCGCACTAATCGTCGCTGCCACGAGACTCCAAGCCACTATAAACTTTTAAAAAAATGGTATCGTTTAATTAAAGCACACCAACATAACAATGGTTGTGATTGTTAATTAAAATACCAGAGCTTGAATACAAAGAGATTATAATAGGTGGCAATCTTAATGCTTTATTACAATCGTATCAAAACCAAACACCTCTCATAATAAATAAACTATTGCCCCCGCATCGTTTTGATATGATAGGAATATATAATGCACGAGAGCTTTGGCATAGACTATTTTTCTCTCTCTCAATGTCTGGTTTAAACTTGTTGACAGATAAAGCTAATAATACTCGAATAAAAGAAAACAAAATAAGCGTTTCGACAATAAATGCGAGAGTCCTTAAAATTAAATTTGAAAAATTATTAGTTTTTGATAATGAGAATGTAAGCGGGCTTCCTTTGCCCATAAAAGAAAATAAAGATTTTGTTGTTTTAGATTGGATGTCCGCGCGCTCTTGCGAGAAACACGCACACGATTATTTAAACACAAAAGATGACTTTATTAATGAAGTTCATTTTTATCCCACGGAACGTTTAGACGGCCATCACCCAGATAATAAAGATTTAGTAACAATTTCATATTTAAGCGAAGAACAGTTAAATGATTTTGAATATTCTGATACATATGCGAGATTTAAGATTACAAAAATGTTAAAAGATTTAGGAATAAAGGGTAAAAAAAATAGCCCAAACCATTATACTTTAAAATTGGAAGTTGAAAAAAGAGAAATTATGAAAGCAAAAATGAGCCTATACGGAGATCTTGAAAATATTAAATTCAAATATAAACTTCCAGAAAAAATAAATAAATTATGTAAAGGAATTATGTGATTGAAAGCGGCCCCCAAATTAATAATAGTTTTCACTTGGCGGGTATCATACCAGTCGCAGGCCAAAAATTAGATTTTAATTTTCCATGGCATGATTGTTTACAACCAATCGGGAAAGATTATTTAGCAATTGAGCGCGCCGTATGGGAATGTGTCTGTGCTGGCAGCGAAACAATTTGGATTGTTTGTCATGACGATATGCAACCTTTGATTCGCTATCGCCTCGGAGATTACGCGCAAGACCCCACTCGATTTGCACTTTCAAGAAAAACATTTCCCACAGAACATGAACGAATAATTCCAATTTACTATGTACCCATTCACCCGCGCGATAAAGATAAAAGAGATTGCTTGGGGTGGAGTATATTATACGGAGCGCTAACAGCCTATTGGCTGAGCAAAACAATTAGTAAATGGGTAGTGCCAGATAAATATTATGCAGCTTTCCCGTATGGGGTATATAATCCTGAATTATTAATTCCTTATCGAAAGCATATATCTAGCAAAAAACCATTTTATGTTTCTTATGAAAATAAAAATATAAAAAATAATGAGTATCTCGGGTTTACTTTTGATGCGAAAGATTTCAAGAAAGCCCGCAGAATTATTAGAAAAAAAGGCAGCGGTCAGTTCCCAGATTACGACGCCATAGAGAGAATTCCCATTGAAGAAAGATGGTCAGCACGCTTTTTCGAACTTGACAAAATATTTACATATGTTACAATGGAAGAAGCAAAAGTACTTCCTCTTCCATGGTATTATAATATCAGCAACTGGGATAATTTAAGAAATTATTTAGGAAGTGAAAATAAACTTGACAGACCCCCTAATAATATGTTAGGATATCATGAGTGGAATTTGATTGGAGAAGATAATGAAGAGTAATATACCATTTGTTGGGCTACACGCGCATAGCGGAATAGGAAGCCCCTTCGATGGATTGGGGTACCCCAAAGAGCACATGGAGTTCGCCTATCAAAATGGTTCAGACGCACTTGCGCTCACTGATCACGGTAGTATGAATGGCTTGGCATATCAAGTGCTTCATGCGAAAGAGATGCAAAAAGAAGGAAAGAAATTTAAACCAATATTTGGGGTGGAAGCCTATTTTCTCCCAAGCCTTTCAGAATGGCGCGAAGAATACGAAAAAGCGAAAGCTGATAGAAAAGAAAAGAGAGGCCTGGATGGGTCGAGATCAGCAACTACAATTGAAGATGAAGGCGCTTCCAAAAAGGCGGTCAAAAGCATCTTAAATCGCCGCCGCCATTTAATCCTTTTAGCTCAAAACCAAACGGGCCTTAGTAACATATTTAAAATGGTATCAAAATCTTATTCAAAAGAAAACTTTTATCGTTTTCCTAGAGTTGATTACAAAATGTTGAGGAAACACAATGAAGGAGTAATCGCAGCTAGCGCATGTTTAGGTGGCATATATGCCGGGAATTATTGGGAAAATAAAGAAAAAGGGAAGAAAGCTATTTTCACTGCAATGGAAGAAACTACCGAAAAAATGATGTCAATCTTCGGAGACCGTTGGTACGGGGAACTTCAATGGAATAGCGTCCCCGAACAACATGAGCTGAATAAGTACATTATTCAACTCTCAGAAAAATATGGTCTCGGCTTAATTTCTACTGCCGATAGTCACTATCCAAATCCAGACGCGTGGAAAGATCGCGAATTATATAAAAGGCTGGGCTGGCTGGGGAAAACCACATCCAAACCAAGTTATTGTTCAGATGTTTTACCTTCCAATGTTGATGAGATTGGCTACGAGCTATATCCAAAAAACGGACAACAAATGTGGGAATCCTATAAAAAATATTCCAAAGAATGCGGAGTAGAATACGACGATGAATTGATCATGTCTTCTCTCATCGAGACTCATAAAATCGCTCACAACCGCATAGAATCGTTCCTACCGGACAATACAGTCCGACTACCGGATTTTGTTGTACCAGCCGGTTTTAGTGCCCCCCAGACGCTCTCACAGCTATGCTTCGAAGGTCTCAGAGACCTCGACCTTCACACCAATAAAGAATATACAGATAGGCTGCAAGAAGAATTACAAGTTATTGATGATAGGGGGTTTAGTAAATACTTTCTGACCATGAACGCAGTAGTAAATAAAGCAAACTCAATTCAACTTACTGGACCTGGCCGCGGCTCTGCGGCAGGCTCGCTGGTCGCCTATGCTCTAGGAATTACACAAGTAGATCCAATTAAATATAATCTTTTGTTCTCCCGCTTTCTAAGGAAAGACACTAAAGATTATCCAGATATTGATTATGACGTTTCAGACCCAATGGAGCTGAAAGAATTATTAATTGAAGAATGGGGGCGGAGCACCGTAGTGCCAATTTCTAACTTTAATACTTTGCAGCTTCGTTCTTTGATCAAAGATATATCAAAGTTCTATGGAGTACCTTTTACTGAAGTAAATCCTGTAACTTCCCGAATGATGAAAGAAGCAACACCCATCGCTAAGAAACACCGCGGAATAAAATCAGGAGTATACGTGCCAACCTTTGAAGAAGTAATGGAATATTCAGATTCACTTAAGAGCTTCTTAGCAAAGCATCCGCAAATTGCTAATCATATTAATGTTTTATATGGACAAACACGTTCGGTTTCTAGACACGCTGGTGGTGTAGTGATTGGCGAGGATCTCGATAAATATATGCCATTGATTAATAGCGGCGGAATAACACAAACTCCTTGGTCAGAAGGTCAAAATGTTCGACACTTAGAGCCAATGGGTTTTATCAAGTTTGATATTCTTGGGCTCTCGACTTTAAAAATGATAGAATGTGCAATTGGACACATTCTTAAGAGACATCACGGAGTTGAGAATCCAACGTTTAAGGACATCCAAAACTATTACAATGAAAAACTCCACCCGGATAAAATTAATCTCGAAGAGAAAGAGGTGTACAGCAAAATCTTTCACAAAGGGAAGTGGGCTGGCATCTTTCAGTTTACAGAAACGGGCGCACAAAAGTTCTGCAAGAAGGCAAAACCAAAGAACATAATTAACATTGCTGCCATCACTTCCATTTATCGCCCAGGCCCACTGGGGGCTGACGTAGATAAGCTGTATGTAGAAGCCAAAGAAAACCCCGGCAAGATAAAATACGAAAATGATATTGTGAAAGAAGTAACCAAAGAAACTTACGGTTTCTTAATCTTTCAAGAACAAATCGCATTGCTGGCTCACCGACTGGGAAAAGACATTAGCCTTGATGAAGGAAACAAACTTCGCAAACTCCTCACCAAAAAAGGAACGGGAGAAGTTGCCAAGGAAAAGAACGCCATCAAAGTTAAATTCGTTGCGGGGTGTCTCGAACATGGAATGACTGAGAAGGCAGCCGACTCTCTTTGGAAAAAGTTTGAATACTTCTCAGGGTATGGCTTTAACAAATCTCATGCAGTTTCTTATTCTATACTTTCCTACCAGTGTGCATGGCTCTTTCATTACTATTCTTCCGAATGGATGGCAGCGTTTTTAGACAAAGAGCCAGAGAGTCGCAAAGAAAAAGCGATTAACTTAGCTAAGAAGTTTAAATTTAAAGTTAAGCCAACAGATATTAACGAATCAGGAATAGTGTGGGAGATAGCTGCTGACAACAGAACACTAATTCAACCTTTAACTTCTTTAAAGGGACTAGGAGAAAAGGCCATTGAACAAATTATAAATAATCGGCCCTTCAATACAATTGAAAACTTTCTCTTTAATGAAGATATTATTTATAGTAAACTAAACAAGAAGGCGCTGGACGTCCTCGTCCGAAGCGGCGCATTAAACTGCTTAGTTGATGAAAGATTCACAGGGCTTAAGCATTTCTGGTCTGCAGCCGTTGTTGACAAACCAAAAAATCTTAAAAAATTTAATGAAAATATTGAAATGTATAAATTGGAAGGCAAGTTCACTAAAGAAGAAAAGATAAGCAATCTTGTTTCTTTGACGGGAATATTTCCAATGGACTTGGTTTTAAACAGCGAGACCAAAGAAAGATTAGATCACTATAAGGTTCCTCCGCTTGGCGAATGGGACAACGATTTAGGAGTAGCGTGGTTTATTCCGCGAGAAGTTATTCCAAAGAAAACAAAAAATAATAAAACATATTGGATCGTGCGCGTGATTGACGACACATCCACACCGCACTCCATCAAGTGCTGGGGGGTCAACCCCGAGAGAGACACGATCTATCTCAACCGCCCTTACATGAGCAAACTGGATTACGATGAGGAGTGGGGATTCAGCACGCGATCCATTAAATATAACTTTAGGATGTTAGGATAAGAAATGAATATAAAAGCTTATAAAATGAGGCCCGAAGCAAAGTTGCCGACCAGGGCTCACAAGACCGATGCAGGTATTGATTTTTACTACTGCCCCAACGGCGACAAGAAACTGTACAACACTCAGGATTTTTATATCCCACCCAAGGCCTCGCGCCTGCTTTCGACAGGAATTAAAGTAGAGATACCTTACGGCTACATGCTTGAAATCAAAAACAAATCGGGCATAGCATCTAAGAGACAGTTGCTCGTGGGCGCATGTGTTGTTGACCCTGGCTACAATGGCGAGGTCTATGTTAATTTACACAACGTTGGCGCAGAAACCCAGGTGATTCACGGGGGCGACAAGATTGCACAAGCAGTTCTAATCCCCATCATTCACTGTGGGGTTGAAGAGGTATACACCGACCAGTTTTTAAACCCTCACTCAAAACGCGGTCAAGGCGGTTTTGGCTCAACAGGAGATAAATAATGTCATTAGAAAGAAAATTACGAAGAAAAAAAGCGCACCAAGCAAAAAAGGACGGCGAACAAGAAATCGCAACCAAAATTACTTTGTTCGGAGAGCTTGGCGATAAGTGCTTAACGTGCGAAAAAAGATTTGATAAAATGAACAAAGAACAAGTACGAACCTGGAGTGTGGTTGTCCGGGAAGAAGAAGAGGTAGTTCGCCTCTACTGTCCAGGGTGCTGGGACAAGGCTATTGAAATAGTTCAAAACTTTAAAGAACATTTGGAGAATAAAAAATGAAATTTTTAAAAGAAGTTACTGCCTTCATAATAAGCGTAATAATTATCAGTACTATATTATATCTTGCAGGGAATCCGTACTGAACCAAACGAAAGAGAAAGAATGAGCGACAACGTTAATCACCCAACGCACTACAATATCAACTGGAAAGGCGAACAGGCCATTGAGACTTTTGAATACATAAAGTCTTGGCGAATGGAGTATGCCGAGGGCAACGTCATTAAATACGTCTCCCGCCACAAGTACAAGGGCAAAGCCCTCCAAGACTTAAAAAAGGCGCGGTGGTACCTCGATAAAATGATTGAAGACCTGGAAAAGAATGCAAGCCGGTGACTTGATAAAACACAGAAGAAACGATTCAACGGCTCTTGTTATAAGTGTCGTGGTAGACAAAGACGTTCGCGATCCCGGGTACGACCGGTCGTGGGCAACTGTCTTGTTCGCTGGCGATGGCCGCACATCTACGGTGCCGTTAAAATTAATAAAAGAGAATTGGGAGATTATTGATGGAGAAACTTAAAGAAGCCCTTACATATGATGATGTTTTGTTAACGCCTCAATATTCAGACATAGAAAGCCGTAAAGAGATCTATATTGGAAATTCTTTAGGAGACAGCCCCAAAATAAAATTAGATCTCCCCATTATATCTTCTCCAATGGATACTGTAACTGGGCCTAAGATGGCAATAGCAATGGCCACCGCGGGAGGGTTAGGAATTATTCATCGTTATAATTCGATTGAAGAGCAATGTAAGATAGTTAAAGATGCGTGGGAGAATTTTGAAGTCATTGGGGCTGCGGTAGGTGTGACGGGAGATTATTTAAAGAGAGCCTCTCGCTTGGCACACACCGGCGCAAGAGTTTTGTGTGTGGATGTAGCTCACGGTCATCACAAATTAATGGAACGCGCCATTAAATCTATTAAAGACTTGCTAAATAATAGTGTACATATTATGGCTGGAAATGTTGCAACCCTTCAGGCTTTCAACGATTTGGCGGACTGGGGAGCAGATAGTATACGATGCAATATAGGAGGTGGATCAATTTGCTCCACTAGAATTCAAACCGGCCATGGAATGCCGGGCCTTCAAACTTTATTTGATTGTGCTAAAACAGATCGCTCCACTAGAATCATTGCAGACGGCGGCATACGAACGAGCGGCGACATCGTAAAAGCTTTCGCTGCTGGAGCAGACTTTGTGATGCTTGGTTCGATGTTGGCCGGAACCGATGAGTCACCTGGAGAGAAGATAGTTACCTTAAAAGGGGTACAAAAAGAATACCGAGGGATGGCGAGCAAAGAGGCGCAGCTAGACTGGCGCGGCAAGTTCTCTTCCAACGAAGGTGTTTCCACGTTGATCCCCTATAAGGGGCGAGTGGAAGAGATACTAGAAGATTTAAAAAACGGGATTACATCCGGCCTATCATATTCAGGCGCGCGCACAATCCTTGAATTACAAGCGAAGGCAAAATTTATTCGCCAAACAAGAGCCAGCTTAATTGAAAGCTCTACCCACATTTTAGGGAAACAATAAATGTCTGACTACGGTGAAAATAAAAAACAAATATGTTTTGAGAGCACCGCAAAACTTCACGCGGATTTAAAAATTCGTTTGCATTATGATGAAATTAAAATTAAAGAATTTTTTAACAAGGTAGTGACAGCTTATATAAATAAAAATGAAAACATTTTGGCGTTTATAGACGAAACAAAAGAAGCCAAAGGGGTATCGCACGTGCGGCGCAACAAAGCGAAAAAAGCCCAACAAGAACAAGAACATACCATTCGCCACTTTGCCCTAGACGAAGCGGAGATAGAAGATATATTTGACATATTAGAAAAGGAGCACCCAGAGTTATGAGAGAGTGTACAAGAAAGTGTGTAGATAATAAAAAATCATGTGCAGAAAAAAACTGCCGCGCATGGATTGATTATAAAAAAGATTTTAATTGCAGCAACGTAGCCATCGCGCGCAACGGGAACATGACATTGGCGGAAATTGCGAAACGATTAGACCTGAGCATTGTGCGTATTAAGCAAATACAAGACAAAGCGTTACAAAAGTTACAAAAAAAGAGACATTTAAGATACTTCTAACTATTTATTAAGAGTAGAGCCAGGAATGCTGGCAAACGACTACACTAAGGAGAAAAGTAATGAGTAAAAGAAGCTTATTAGAAGAAGGCACTGTCCGTCGTTTCATGAAACTGGCTGGCAATGAAGTGCTGGCAAGCAATATTTTGACAGAGCAGCCTGCGCCTCCCGAAGCGGCTGGACCCGAAGACGAATTAGCGGGTGCTGAAGCTGACCTTGGCGGTCTTGAAGCAGCAGAAGACATGGACATGGAAATGGACGTAGAAGAAGAACCAGAAGCAGGAGAAGAGGTCGATGAAGAAGTAGAAGATGCCGTTCGTGCGATGGTAGATGCAATTGCAGACGTAGCTTCTGACTTTGGTGTAGACGTTGAAGTATCCGAAGAAGAACCAGCGGAGCTTGAACCTGAGTTTGGGCCCGAAGACGAAGAACTCGAAGAGCCCGAAGAAGAACTCGAAGGGCCCGAAGGAGGCGCCGGCGACCCATTTGGCGGCGACGAAGAAGAGCCACTTCAAGAAGGAGAACCTCGCCCCGGTCCACACATCCCCGTCTACGAGGGAGGAAAGAGTTACCATCCAAATTCCCGCGCAGCGCAGGAATGCGAGGCTGATCCGGCCAGTTGCAATGAATGGCACGTGGAGTGTGCGAAGAACCCCAACAACCCGATGTGCAAAGCGGGGTCCGCGGAAAAACTTCAAGAGAGCAAACGACGACGTAAGCGTAAACGGCGATTGATGCAGGAGCGCCCCAAGCCGTCAAAGCCCGTCGAAGACGTATACGGCACCCGGTCGTGCCAAAATAAATGTGATGCCACCCATGAGGCATATGATGAGTGGGATTGCAAAGAATGCAAGAAATTCGCCAAGGAGCAGCAGGGCCGCCGAACGAGCCTTGAAGAAATTGATTACATCGACGAAGATGCCGCATTAAACGAAGTTTATCATCGCGTGATTAATCGCTTGCTCAAAGAAAAGCGCGCAGATAAAATGGCCGGGGTGCTAGCACAGCGCGTCGCCGCTCGCCTTAAACGTCCCCGTCGTTGAGGTCTAAATGTATGAATTTTTATGGTTTGTAGGAGGGGCGCTTACTTATAAGTTTCTTTTAGCGTTCCTTAGATTGGCACAAAAAACTCATGTAATACAACAACTCCAAATTAATATTTTAACATTTCTAGGCACCGCTCTAGAAGACATTGCCTATATTAAAGCCCTTAAATATAAAGCAATGAAAGAAACTAAAGTGGACCCAAATCAAATTAAAAAAGCTCGGATGCGTGACGAAGAATTCTTTGAAGAGTGGAAAAAGTCATGTATTATAAACATTCACAATTCTGTACCTAATTATATTAAGCTGTCTTTTGACAACTGGCAAGAAGGGATGACCCTTTTAAGCGAGGTTTATAGGAAAAAGCGCATCCATGAAGAAGAAAGAAAACAATAAATTAATAAAATGGTTTATTGATGAGGGGGCTCTCACACAAGAAAGTAATCTTTATATGGCAGAACGCATTTTTCAAGCTAATTCGTTTGTAAATTGGATCAGAGAAAATTCGGCTGATAAAGTCTTAGACAAAAAAGAAATTGAACAAAGTATGCTTGCCATACGAATGTTTTTGCAAAAAAAGATTAATCTTGAATGGAAAAATGGTACAATTAACGTATCCGATATTTTATTAGATGAAAAAGAATCAAGCGCGCTAATAAGCGCAGTGGAAATGGAATAAAACTTATGGCAAAAAAAGACAAAGAAACTAAAAAAGATTCAAAAGAAGACCTCACATCTTTAATTTTTTTAGATGCTCCAAAAGAGGCCTCCAAAATTCGTATGATAGGCCTATTTGGTAATTTAGATGAAGAACTGACTGCTGAAATAGCTCAATCTTTCATTGCTCTCAAAGATTATGGAAAAGAGGAGATATATGAAGACCCAGAAGATCCCAATTCTCCGATTAAAAAAACCATATATAAACCCATTGATTTTTATATCTCAACATGGGGAGGCGATGCCCGCGGGATGTTTGCTATTTATGATACGATGCGAATGGTAAGAGAGGATTGCGACATAAAAACATATGGCCTTGGAAAAGTAATGTCTGCTGGCGTTTTACTTTTGGCAGCAGGGACAAAAGGGCAGAGAAGTATTGGTAAAAATTGTCGAATAATGCTACACAGCATCAGGGGAGACCAGTGGGGCGCACTCCATAATCTTGAGAATGAGATGGAAGAAATGCGTTGGATTCAAGAACAGCATATTGATGCGCTTGTACAAGAAACAGACATGACAAAGAGGCATCTAAAAAAACTACTAGACAGAAAAGTAAATGTTTATTTAGATGCGAAAGAAGCCGTGGAATATGGGATCGCAGATATTATAGTATGAAAAATGTTCAGGAGTTGGTACATAAGGTGGCGCAATAAGAAAAATGCGAAAAAATTAGGCTGGAAGCCTGAATGGTTTGGTGCCACTAAATTTGATAATCATTTAACAGAAAGAATTGAAAAGTTTCAGAAAAAATATCATTTAAAAAGAGACGGGATTTGTGATGACATCACTTACAAAATGCTTGTTTTGAAAAGACGCAGATTTATAAAGAAGATTAAGGCAAAGAAAACTAATTATAACGATGGTTGATATAAATAAATTAGTAAAAAATTATTATAATTCAAGCAATTTTAAAGCTAACAGCTTGTTTCAACTAATAGAAGAACAAATGAAGCTTTTTGAAGATGCGTTGCCTGGTGGCCCACAAACTGACGATGCCACTTTTGAGGCGTGGTTCCCTCGGCCCCGAATAACAGAGAATTTTGGTAAACCAGATACACAAGATCGCCAATTAATAGAAAATTTTGCTAGAAATATTGCGCCTGGAGGTGATTTACGAGCAAAGCTAGCTGCTATTAATAGCGTGATAGCCGAAAAAAAAGAAAACGCTACTGTTGGTGAAATATTAGCAACCATGGTTGTATGTGAAATTTTATATACCATTATTTCTCATTTCACTGAATCTGCTGGCGGCTTCATCTTTGAAGGATTTTTAGCAGGCCTCTTTGGAGGCCAATCAGTTCAGATTACAGGCCCCGAAGATATACCAGGAGAAGACGCAGGAGATATTCACGGCAAGCCTATTACCGATGTGGTTCTTAATGACAAGCATTATTCTTTAAAACTACTTGGAGAAGGAACTGATGTTAAAGGCTCTTTTAGAAATATGGTAAAACACTTTGAAAAATATCCCCATGTTATTTATTTAGATGCCCGACGCATTGGAGTAAATCAAGGGCTTGAATTTGGAGAATTTACAATTACTTTGGAAGGCTTTCTAGATGTGTTCGTTGCGCCGTTTTTAAAAACAGTTTATAAAAAAGAAAAAGAAAGATATGAGAAAGAACAGACAGCAGAATTTCAACAATTAGTTCTTCAACTTACTGACAGCGGTCTTGCTATAAAAGAAATTTCATTTAATAAAAAAGGTTTTTTTGCAGCGCATCCCGCGGTGCGTTCTTTTGTTTTCGCCCCTGGCCTAGAGCCTGACGTTATAAAAGAAGCAACCGGATTAGGAAACACAGAATTACGCGCCTTAGTCCAACAAATAATCGACACAGATCTCGAAACCATGCAGGAATTTGCGCCTTTTACGATCAGATATGCCGAAAGCAAATTTGAAGGAACGATGGCCGAAAAGCTTTTCGGCTCCTATGCAACAGTACAAATTTTACAGCGTCATATCGAAGCGAACGATAAAAATGAAATAATTAAATCATTAAAAATGACGCCGGGATACGGAGAAATAGCAGGAAGTAAGCCCCAGCAATTTTTGTTTACAAGAGCCCAGGCTGAATCTATTGGAAATTTTGAGCGAATCGGCACCTTAATGATTGGCGAAGATCATATGAAAAAAGCTTGGGCGATGTATGCAGATTTATTACGAGAAACAATGTTTCCAGTTTATAAACAACTTCAAGAATTCTCACAAAATGTTAATAATTATTTTCTAGGAGTAACTGAAGAAGAAGGAGTCGCCGAAGGCCGCAAACAATATGCGATGGATGCGATTCAAAATGCAAAAGATTTAAAAACTGCCACTGAAGATGCTGTGGAAAAAATTGAAAAATAACTTGACAATTCATATATAATACATTATATTTAAACAACGGAGGATTAATGTCACGTCGATACGAATCAGGCACCAATTTACAACAAAAAATTCTAAAAGGAGTAAATCTTCTAGCCGACAATGTCGCTTCTACTTTGGGGCCAAGAGGCAGAAATGTTATTCTACACCATCCCGAACAAAATCCTGTAATTACCAAAGATGGCGTCACTGTCGCACAATTTGTTGAACTTGAAGACCCCTTTGAAAATGTAGGCGCTCAAATTATAAAACAAGCGGCAGCCCAAACAAATGCAGAAGCAGGCGACGGCACAACAACTTCTGTTGTTTTAGCAAGAGCAATTCTCCAAGAAGCACAAAAATATTTAATGGCTGGCTCGGCTCCAATTGAATTAAAAAGAGGAATGGACAAAGCAGTCGCCGCCATCGTAACAAAGCTCAAAGAAATGGCGACCCCTATCATGTCTGTCGATGACATAGCCCACATTGCAAAAATTTCAGCTAATAATGATGAAGTTATTGGTAATTTGATTGCAAAAGCAGTAGATTTGGCCGGAAAAGATGGAGCCATCACAGTAGAAGAGGCTCGCTCATTAGAAACAAGCCTTGACATAGCGGAAGGTTTTCGTTTTGATTCTGGGTACTTAGCTACTGCATTTATCACAGATGAAAAACGAGGGGTTGTAAAATATGATGACGCTTTATTTTTGATAACAGACGAAAAAGTAGAAAACGTCGAAGATATGATGCCAGCATTAGAAATTGCCGCACGAGAAAATAGACCATTTGTTATTGTTGCAGAAAATATTGAAGGCCAAGCATTGGCCGCTTTAATTATGAATGCAATGCGCGGCACTCTTAGAGTGGTCGCAGTTAAAGCTCCGCGTTATGGAGAAGAAAGACGCAACATCCTCAAAGATTTAGCATTATCAGTGGGAGCGACATTCATTACGCGCCAAAACAATTTAAGACTTCGGGATGTAAAATTGACTCATTTTGGGAAAGCAAAAACTTTTGAATGCTCAAAGATTTTTACAACAATAGTAGGCGGAGATGGCGATTTATCTGAAGTAGAAAGACAAATTGATTTATTGAAAGCAGAACTTTCCCAAACAGAAAGTTTACATGAATGCGAAAGAATCCAAGAGCGAATAACAAGATTAGCCAGTGGGATTGCAATTATTCGCGTTGGCGCAGCCACTGAAATAGAAATGGTAGAGAAAAAACATCGAGTTGAAGACGCTTTAGAAGCAGTCAAGTCAGCACAATTAGAAGGAATTGTTCCCGGCGGAGGGGTTGCGCTTTTAAGAGCCGGCCAAAATCTTAAAGTTAAAACTATAAATGATGACCAAAGGTTAGGGGTCCAAATTATTTTGGAAGCCATCAAAGCACCGCTCATTCAAATGTCATTAAACGCGGGGGAATCAGCAGATATAATTATTTCAAAAGTAAAGAATAAAAAAGGAACAACCGGGTTCGATTTCATAGAGAACAAACTGATTGACCTGGTGGAAAAGGGAATTATAGACCCAGTAAAAGTTACAAGATGTGCATTACAGAACGCAGCATCAGTTTCTTCAACTTTAATCACAACAAACTGTGCGATTATAGAGCAGTAAAACTATTTATTGCTGTAGGAGGCTCCCACTATGGAAAGTGATGCTGTAGCTTTTGCCGAAATGAATGGAAAGTTTGATCAAATTATGCAAAAATTAGAAACCGTCACTGATAAACAGGACGAGATGGCCCAAGACATCGCCAAGATTAAAGAGGCCGTTTATAACCCCGACGAAGGATTATATGCTAGGCTCAGAGAGCTTGAATCCTGGAAAGAAACCTCCACTCGCCTGATCTGGATAATTATCACGACGGTTTTGGGACTCGGCGGCGCAGTTGTTTTTAAAACGTTTTTATCTTGACATCAAATTAAAAAATATGTTATACTTAGTATAGGAGGCACAAATGCGTGTAAACATCACTTATTCGGTAGAACTAGACGAGATACCTGATTTGACAAGAAAAATATTGGCCGAGGCCACTAAAAACTTAGAAATTTTATTTAAAGAATATCAAAAAATCAACCCAGCCCTCGAAGAAGAAAACGAAAAAAAAGCAGTACAACTCATAGACAAGTGTAGAAAACTTATGACCAGGACAGATCATTCTTTGGGGGATGCTTACAATATCTTAATGGGATACGAGCAAACATTATTACAACTTCAAGAAAAAGAAAATTTAGAGGGGGCAACTAATGATAAAATTGAAAGTGGGTGATTTACTGTACATCCCCGCCGACATAACTTTAATGGAGTTTGATGAGACAATAGGCCCTTTAGACCCTGAAAAAACAGATATAGGACCTTCTCCTGTCAAATACCATAATTTAGAGAAACCTACAAACGTTCTTTTACTTGAAAATAAAAGCAACAACGACTGGTTTCCAGTTTTGTATAATGGCGAAAAAATGTATATTAATAAGAACGACATTTTGCCCTATCAGGAGGAAAGATGATTCAATTAGTTGAAGTTTGTGAACTGTCACGAGCTAATAAAAATGCAGGACAAAAGTTTACTCTACGTGAAGTTTATGTTAATCCTAAACATGTAGTGTCTTTGAGAGAAGATGTGAATTTTAAACAAAAATTAAAAGAAGGACTTTTACCTTCGAACCTAGATGAAAGACAAAAGTTCACACGAGTGATAATAAATAAAGGTCAAACTGGTTTAGAAATTGTAGTTGTAGGCCCACCTTCTCTTATAGAAGGTAAACTACAAGGAGGAAATCGTGAACTCTTACATGGTTAGCTATGTTTTGTGGGTGAAAAATAGTTGTGAATGGTGTCAGAAGGCCACAGAACTTTTAAATAAAAAGGCTATTTCTTACACAGTATTCACATGCGATAATCATCCAAAGGTTTTAAAAGAAGCAAAAAAACAGTTTAATTGGGAAACTGTGCCCATTGTTTTTGAAGTACACTCAAACGGAACCACAGAATTAATTGGTGGATACACAGATTTAAAAAAACACTTAAAGGAAATAGAAAAAAATGATTCCATGCACGCTGGCACAAATAAAACAAAATAGTTCATTACAAAGCGATCAAACAAAATATAAGCATGGGCAATACTTATCTAATTTTTTCCAGATCAAAGGATACGGCAAAAAATGTTGGGTAATCGCTGTTAATATTGAAATAAACCACAGTTTATATTTATCACAAGGATATACAGAAGAGAGCTTAGTAAGGGGGTGCATCGAGCACTTAAATTTTCCTCCTAAAAGTAAATACGGCAAAAAACGAAGACGCCAGCCGCTTTATGGAAAATTTCGAGGAGAACCGCATAGTTTTAAGATGAAAACAAAAGATGGGAAACAAATCATTCAAGCGCTTTTGGTTACAGAGCGTCGTAAAAGTAAATATTTCTGGGGCGAAGGTCAAAAGGTAAACTATTCTACGTGGCGACGAAAAAAACTATAGTTTATGAAGTCAAAGAAGACTTTTGGTGGAAATATATCACAAAAATAGAAAATGATAGAAAAATAACTACTAATCTTTTATTTGAGTCACCAAAGCGCTCTCTCCCTTTAAATATCGAAACATTGTTATGTGAATATCACGCTCTTCTCGGTAAACTTGAAGAACTTTTAGACGAAATGGATGACGCTGAATTTTTTGTAAAAGAGCGTAAATCTTTTTTGGTATCAGAGGCACAAGGAATGGAATTTTCTCTGTTGTTGGCTGCGCTGGTTAATGTTAAAGAAAACTTAAAAGACTTTAATTATTCACTTAATTTTCACTAATTATCATGTGACACACGT